GAATGATTAAATACTTTGTTATACTGAAAACAACAATTAATATCAAATGGCAAAAGGATTTCAAAAAGGAGTAAGTGGTAATCCTAAAGGGAGAGCTAAAGGTGTCCCTAATAAAACTACTGCTGAGATTAAAGAGATTATCACACGCATCGTAGGTAATCAATTAGATAGATTGGAAAAGGATTTGGACTTAATAAGAAAAGATAATCCAGAAGAAGCAATAAGGATAGCAACTAAACTTATTGATTATGTTATACCTAAGCAAACTAAATTAGATGTTGATGGTAGGTTAGAGCATAGTGTAAATAAATTAGTTATAGAGATAAAGAAAGCAAATGGGAAGGACGATTAACATACAGACTACTATTACATTTGAAAACATAATGAATAGTAAAAGTAGAGTTGTTCATAATATAGGTGGCACAAGAAGCTCCAAGTCATACTCAGCACTTCAGTATTGTATTGTTAAAGCAATGGAATCTTCACACAATATTACAATCGTTAGAAAGACAATACCATCTTTGAAGCGAACGGTTATGAAAGATTTAAAAGATATACTAACTCATTTAGAACTTTGGCATGATAATGATTTTAATATTACTGATAGAATATGGACATACAATAACTCGTCTATACAATTCATTTCTACGGATGATGCAGAAAAACTTAGAGGTGTTAAGTCTGATATACTTTATATTGATGAAGCATCTGAGATTGATGAAGAAGCTTATTTCCAATTGGCTATTAGAACAAGTGGAAAAATTATTCTAACATACAATCCAACTATATCACCTGTCCATTGGTTAAGGAAGATGGAAGATTGTGATAGGTACATAACTACATATAAAGACAATCCTTTCTTACCTGCTGATATGGTAAAGGCAATTGAAGAGTTAGAATTTAAATCACCTAAGAAGTGGATTATATATGGTAAAGGAGAATACGCACCCAATGATGCTTCCATATTTGAATTTGATTTAACAGATAAATTAGAAGGAGAACTAATCGGATATGGGATGGACTTTGGATATTCACAAGACCCTACATCTTTGGTTGCTCTATATAAGCAAGGAGATACTCTGACAATCCAAGAACTCTTATATGAGAGAGGTTTAGTAACAAATGATATAATCACTAAGCTCAGAGGATTTGGAATCAACAGAGAGGAGATATGGTGTGATTCTGCAGAACCAAGATTAATAGACGAAATATATAGAGGAGGGTTCAATGCAAAGCCTGTAAAGAAAGGAGCTGATTCAATTAACTTTGGAATATCAGTATTACAAAATTACAAATTGTTAGTCCATTCAAAATCACAAAACTTAATTAATGAAATGTATTCTTACCAATGGGCAACTGATAAGTATGGATACCAATTGGATAAACCAGATGGTGGTTTAGACCATGCTATAGATGCAGCAAGATATTGCGCAATGATGAAATTAACAAAACAAAATCAAAACAAAGGAGTATATGCCATATCTGTCAGATGATGAAGTAAAAGAAATAGATGAATATGTAAATTCATTAGAAGGTAATGTAGAATACTACAGAGAGTTGTGTGCCATACTACAAACACAAAGAGATATGGCAGAATCAAAGCTAAAGATGCTAAGAGCAGAATTAATGGATAATAAAAGAACTGAACCAATAACAATAAAAATATGAGTGAGCAGATAGTAAGTGTAACCATACCACAAAGTTGGTCTGAGATAACATTAGAAAAATATCTAAAGTATAGAAAGAACTTAGATATGTTTAAAGATGATGAAGATTATAATGAGCAAACTCTTTTGATTGCTTTAGATATTCTATGTGGAGTAGATATAAAGTACATTACTCAAATAGGATTGGATAATTTAAAATTGATTCAAGAAGACTTATCATCTTTTATGGGTAAAACAGATTTTGAATTACAAAGGTTAATAACAGTAAATGGTGTAGAGTATGGGTTCGAACCTAACTTATCTAATATTGCATATGGTGCTTATTTAGATATAAGTAAGCATGATACTATTGCAATAGATAATAACTGGCAAAAGATAATGGCAGTATTATATCGTAAGGTAAAGAGTAAGAGTGGTAAGTATTATGATATAGAACCATATACAGGTAACGAAGATTATGAGTGGGTTAAGAACACAACAATGGATATCAATTATGGGTGCCTGTTTTTTTTTATCAATTTATCAAAAGACTTAGTACTCTCTACCCTGAAATCTTTGAAGAAGGAGGAATGGGAAACCCATCAATTATTGAAATCAATCATGGGAAAAAATGGAGAGGGTATGCTTCAATTGTTGAACTCGCAAATGGAGACATCACAAAGTTTAATGAGATAGCAGATGAACCGTTAGAAAAGTGTTTATTGTACCTATCATATAAATCAGATACGAGAGTTGTTCAAGACCAAGTTCACAGATTGGCAATGAAAGGAATGTAAAATTGGAAATTTAATTATTTAATTGTTAAATCATTATGAGACGGAGTAAAGAATACGGAATCTATATTGGAGAAACACAGGGATTGGCGACGCCAGGTCCTGGTAGTAGAAGAGGTTGTTTGTGTAAAGGAGCTAAAAAGTATAGTAGAGAGTGTTGTGATGGTAGATTGTGGGGACAAGGAATAGGTAAAACTCAATCTCCATATCCTACAAACGAATAAAATTATACGAAAGATAATTTAATTGTTAAATCTATAAATTATAATCACAAATATGAAACCACAAACAGTACTTAATAAGATTATGACTCTTCTTTCAATTCAAGAAGAAGTTAAACTTGCTTATGGCCAATTGGCTGATGGAACTATTTTAGAATCTTCAACATTCGATGTTGGTGAAGCAATTGATATTGTTTCAGAAGATGGAAGTAAATCACCTGCACCTAACGGAGAGCATGAGATTGCATTAAAAGATGAATCAGGTAATGAGGTTATCATTAGAGTAATCGTAGCAGATGGTAAGATTACTGAAAGAATGAATGTAGAAGAATCAGCACCAGAAGCACCTGAAGAATCACAAGAATCAATTGAACAACAAATGTCTGAAGAAGTTGTTCCTGTTGAAACTATTGCAGAACCTTCACAAGATGAGAGAGATGCTAAGATTGCATCATTGGAAACAAAGATTACAGAGTTAGAAGCTCTTATCAATGAATTCAAAGCTTACAAAGATATGCAGATGGAAGATGTTGATGTTCCACAATTAGATGGAGCTCCTATTGAAGAAGCTAAATTCTCAATCGGACATCAATTCAAATCTCAAAAACCACAGAGTACAATAGATAGAGTTTTCGCTAACCTATCGAAATAAAATAATTAATAATTTAAAAATTAGTAGAAATGAAACAAAGACAAAATTTTGCAACAACTACTTCAATAACCACTACCTATACAGGAGATTTTGCTGGAAAATATATCGCAGCAGCTCTTTTATCAGGTAAGACATTAGACCAAAGAGCAATCACAATTGTTCCTAATGTGAAGTATAAGCAAGTAATGAAAAGAATCGCAACAACTAACATCATCCAAGATGCTACTTGCGATTTCGCAGCAACAGGCTCAGTAACTTTAACTGAAAGAATTTTAACTCCTAAAGAATTGCAAGTTAATATTGAACTTTGCAAGAAAGACTTTAGAAGTGACTGGGAAGCAATTGAGATGGGATTCTCAGTATATGATAATCTTCCTGCATCGTTCACAGATTTCTTATTGGCTCAAGTAGCAGGTAAAGTTGCAGAAGCAACAGAACAAGCTATCTGGTCAGTATCAGCATCTGGAAGTGGTAATTTCCAAGGTTTGTTAAACCAATTGACAGCAGGTGGTTCATCAGTAGTATCTTCATCTGCAAGTGGTTCAGTAACTTCAGCAAATGTAATCGCTGACTTAGAAGCATTAGTAGCTGCAATTCCTGATACAGTTTATGGTAAAGAAGATTTAACTATCTACATACCAACAAACGTAGCAAAGGCTTACCAACAAGCATTAGGTGCTAACTACGCAAACGGATACAATAACATGGTAACAGTAGGTCAAAAACCTTTTGATTACAATGGTATTCCATTATTCGTAGCACCAGGTTTACCATCAAACTATATGGTAGCTGCTGAGAAATCTAACTTATTCTTCGGAACTGGTCTTTTATCAGATTCGAATGAAGTAAAAGTATTAGACATGGCAGACTTGG